AAAAAACGAAGCCCCGCCGGGATCCAATCGGCAGGGCTTCTAAAACACACAGGTGCAAAACCATGAGGAATGTATCAAAAAATATGAGGAGTGTCAATATGCCATTAACGGATGAGCAAGATTTAAGGTTGTTCCGCGCCTTAATCAGGGCGTATCTTATCGGTAGGGGTGACGGCATCAACGGACGGCCCCTGGATAATCGGTATTCCGATATTGATGGCATCAGGGCTATTATTTGGGAGATTCTAAATGGAGACAAGAATGGAAGATTCAATCCGACAAGAAATTGAAACCGAACTAACGAAAGCTAAAGACAAATACCCATGGTGGCCAATGGACGCCATTCACGCGGCCTCGATAGTATCAGAGGAAAGCGGAGAGTTAACACAGGCGGCGAATGATCATGTTTTTGATGAAATGAATCATCACGGAAAAGACACCATCAGACGCATGAAAAAAGAAGCCATTCAGACCGCAGCGATGGCGATCCGGTTTCTTGAAAACATGGGCGCGTATAAAGTCGAATAATTAAAATGCAAAGATTTGCAAAATGTGTTGACAAAATAAAATTAGCACGATTGTATATCCTTGCTTGGCTACTCGTTCGCATGGGGCGAAACGATACCGGCCATAAAACGAAAGGGACAAAGATGAAAGAGCTGTGCAAACGCCTCATTGAGGCGAAACTGGCAGAGGACGCCGCGAAGCGTTCCCGCATCGAAGCGGAAAACGCCTTAATTGCTGCATTCGGAGAAACCAAAACCGAAGGATCCACCACCAGGACGTACGGATCCTATAAAGTTACCGTCACCAAAAAGGTATCCCGCAGTCTCGACTTTGACGCCTACAGAGCATTGAACCTCCCGCCTGACCACCAATTCGTTGACATGAAACCGGCCATCAATTTGAAAAAGCTGCGCCTCATTGAGGGAATCGATCCGGCCCTTGTCGCTTCGTGCGTGACCGCAAAACCAGCAAAACCTTACGTCAAGATCGAGGAGGTGAAAAGTGAAGCTGTCTGACCTTGTGCGCTCCGAGATCGAGCGCAAGCCGCCACGCGTGGTCCTTCACGGAATTCACAAAATTGGAAAGGCGCTGGAAAATACACAGCCCGTTCTGACCCCATCTGGTTGGGTCGAAATATCAGCGCTGAAAGAGGGTGATACTGTTTGTAGACCAAGCGGCGGAACGGCAACAGTTACTGGGGTTTTCCCTCAAGGGATGATCCCAACCTACGCTGTTAAAACTACTCACGGCAAGGTGCTTGCCAGTGGAGACCATCTATGGACTGTGTTTGACCGAAACATACGGGCGCAAAGAACCATGACAACGCTTGAAATGGTCAACAAAACCAGGAGCGGCGTAGCGCGTAGACTCTCACTCCCAGAAGTGTTTGCCGTTGAGATGGAACCGGCAATACAACAGGTCCCGCCGTACCTACTTGGCGCATGGATCGGGGACGGCACTAAGGCGGCCCCGACAATCACCAATCCCGACCAAGAAGTACAAAATAGATGTATCAGCGACGCAAAAAAAATCGGCATTGATGCGATAATCTTAAACTCCGACAGGTGCGACCGGATATCTATAGCAAACCGCAACAACGGCGGAAGCGCTAACCCGTTCACCGATGCAATCAAAGATATGGGTCTTTATCGCATAAAATCCGACGAGCTGTTCATCCCTAAAAACTACATGTTTGCGTCAAAGCGACAGCGGGCAGAGTTGTTTTCCGCCTTGCTTGATACGGACGGGTACGTCAGCAAATCAGGCGTTGTGCAATTTTACACAGTAAGTCCGAAGCTTGCGAAAGATTTTGTGTTTATAGCCAAATCTCTTGGATGCCTTACCAAGAGCACAACCAAAACCGGCAAATACAAAAAAGACGGCAAAGAAGTGGAGTGCAAGGAGTGTAACCTTATAACCGTGTCACTTCCAAACGGCTTTAACCCGTTCACCGTTGAACGGAAGAAAGAGAGGGTCAAAGAAGACAGGAAGCCGCGTTATCACAAACAATTCATTGATAAAATTAAATTCGCCGGCAACATGGAGTGCACCTGCATAACCATCTCGACTGACGACGGTCTTTTTATTACGAAAGATTTTATTCCCACACATAATAGCACCTGGGCCGCTGGCGCGCCGAACCCAATCTTTCTTCAGACGGAAGATGGATTAGCGGAGATCGAAGTCAACCACTTCCCGCTCGCCAAAAGCTATGACGAAGCGCTGCAATACTTGACGATGCTCATCACGGAAGATCACGATTATCAAACATTCGTCTTGGATACCGCGGACTGGCTGGAACGCCTAATATGGGCCAAGGTATGCGAGGATCACGCCGTTAATAACATTGAAGGCATTGGCTGGGGCAAGGGTTACACCTTCGCAATGCAGCATTGGACGGAGTTCATCAACGGCATGAACCGACTCCGGGATGAGCGCAACATGGCAATTGTGGTTTTGGCCCACAACGAGATCAAAACATACAACCCGCCGGACGGCGATTCGTATGACCGATATCAGATCAAAATGCACAAGCACGCGGCGAACACGCTGGAAGAATGGGCGGACGTGATCCTGTTCGCCAACTGGCAGACATACGTTGATTCAAAGAATAAGAAGGTTGTCAACCGGGCCGAGAGAGTTATTCATACAACAAGCAAGCCAGCGTGGAAAGCAGGCTCGCGCTACCCGCTCCCGGAAACCCTTCCAATGGACTTCAACGAATTCATGAAAGGAATCAAAAACAATGGCTGATTTGTCAAACATGGGGCTGGACCCCAACGTCGAGGAAAACTCCGGGGAATTTACCGTGCTGCCGGAGGGTAAGTATAAATGCGTCATTATTGCGGACCGGATTACCGATAATCAAAAAGGCACCGGAAAGCTGCTGGAACTCAAGGTCCAGGTGATTGAGGGCCAGCACACCGGAACGGTGATCATCGACCGCCTGAATATCCGCAACCAAAACGAAATCGCACAGCGCATCGGCCAGGGGACCTTGAAGCGCCTTTGCGGACTGACCGGCACGCCGTATCCGCCGACCGACACGACCCTGATGTACGGCAAGCCGCTGATGGCAACCGTGAAGATTGAAACGTTCACCAGTAATCGCACCGGGAACGAACTCAAGAGCAACAAAATCAGCGGATATAACCCGGTCCAGGACGTTCCCGAGCCCAAGCGGGAAACGCCTGCCAAAGCATCCGGCGTGAGCGGGTGGTAATATGAGCGACCTAACTGCCCTCATTGGCGGGCCTGGTCAAACCGTCGAGGCGTGGCGCGAGTCGGAGTATTCGGCCCGTGCCCGTCTCGGGCTATCCGAGGCCGGCCATAAATGCAATCGCTTCCTTTGGTATGCGCACCATGCGGCTCCACAAATCCCGCCCGACGGTCGGGTGCTTCGTCTTTTCCGACTTGGGGAACTAATCGAGGACCAGGCAATATCCGATTTGCGAGACGCCGGGTTCATTCTTCACAGCCAGCAAAAAGAAGTCAAAATCGAGGACGGCGACATCACCCTATTGGGTCATATCGACGGCATCATTGAAGGACTGAAGGAATCGGCAAAGCCTCACTTGTTGGAATGCAAGAGCGCCAATGAAAAAAGCTTCAAGGCATTAAGAAAATCCGGCTATGAGGCATGGAACGAGAAATACAAGGCCCAGATCCATATTTATATGACCCTACTCAAATTGGATCGGTGCCTTGTTTGGGTGGAAAATAAAAATGACTCGTCCATCTACACCGAGCGCATCAATGTAAATAAAGATTTCGCTGTTAAAACCCTCGAACGGGTTTTCAAATCCATCAGACAAGATGACCCACCAGAACGTAGCTGCCCGTCCATGAGTTGGTATGAAGCGAAATGGTGCCGATATCGGGAGGTATGTTTCAAGTGAAGCGCAAAATACCGGAAAGCGTGTTGCAGCGGGCAATCTTGGAATGGCTCCAGACGCGGAAAGGAATCTATTTCTTTAGGTCTGGGGCAGGCCAGGTCCGAATGGAGAACGGGCGTTTTTTTAAGACCGGCAAACCTGGATGCCCAGACATCACCGTATGCAAAGACGGCCAGTTTTATGGCGTTGAGGTAAAAACAAAGACCGGGCGTCAATCCGCAACGCAAAAGAAAGCACAGCAGGAAATCGAGGATGCCGGTGGCGTTTATCGCATAGTTAGGAGTCTTGAAGATGTCAGACGGCTTTTCCCTTAGATCGTACCAAATAAAAGCATTGGATGCCATCGACCACGATTTGCGAAACGAGAAAGAGGTCTTGTTGTCGGCCATCATGGGCGCCGGGAAAACGGTAATGACCGCTCGGCTAATCAATAAATACTGGAAGACGACCGAGCGACGTTTTCTTGTTCTGGCACACAAAAAGGAACTTGTGGAGCAGTTTGAAAATACATTTCAACGGTTTACAGATATTCCTTCTTTTGGTATCGGCGTTATTTGTGCTGGATTAAACCGGAAAGAATTGAATGGGCGGTTAACCATCGGGACCGTACAAACCTTCGCAAACTTAGCCAATGAGTACCAGGGCGCTGATCTTTTGGTGGTGGATGAATGCCACAATGTCGACATCAATAACGGCAGTCAGTATGCCGAGGTTATCCGCATTTTGCGAAGCAAGGTCCCAAGCATGCGGATCCTCGGCATAACCGCAACCCCGTTCCGATTAGGCCATGGCTTTATTTTTGGCGACAAGTGCCGCCCCAAGTCGAAAAATCTATTCCCACGCCTAAACCACAGAATCACATATGAGGAGCTGAAAACCGCCGGTCATCTTGTACCACTCAAAGGCAAAGTGGCCCATGCTGACAGCCTTACGGAAGACCTGAAGGAGGTCCAGGTAAACGGCGATTATGTGCTGAATCAATTGGGCGACGTGATGACACGGGAAATCCATATGGAGACGGCCCGAGAGGCTATTTTAGAACATTGCCAGAGTTTCAAGCGGGTTTGTGTTTTCTGTGTCACCATAGATCACGCCGAAAAACTGCGAGATCTTTTAAACCAAGACGAGCCATGCACTACGGTCCATAGCCAATTATCATCCATCGAGCGTTATGGGAATTTAGAAGGCTGGAAGTCTGGTCGGTATCGAATATGTACTTCTATCAATATTTTAGCTGAAGGTTTTGACTTTCCGCCTTTGGATTGTCTCGTATTTGTTCGGCCCACGGTATCGGCGCGGTTATATCTTCAGGCGGTGGGCCGGGTGCTGCGTACTGCACCAGGTAAAGAGTTCGGATTTTTGATGGACCTGACCGACAATACCGCCAGGTTCGGCACGGATCTGGATAGCGTTCGGGTGGACATCCCCAAGGCGGCAATTAAAGAGTTCGAGGAAAAAAACAAACTGTGGAAACTTTGCCCAATGTGCTCAAAAGAGTGTCATAAAGCTGTGCGGATATGTCCGGAGTGCGGGCACGAGTTCTACGTACCGGAGGTTTTAGAAGCAGAGTCCGTGCCGGAAATGCACGATATTGAATTTGCCAAAAAGCCGCCTGTAATAGTGGATGTTGTCGACATGGAGACGGCGGTTCATCATAGCAAAAATGACAAGTTTTTAGGGCGTGTAATGCTTTACTATGACGATTATGGGCTATTCGTCAGTGTTTGGTTTTGTTTCGAGGACTTTTATTCGGGCTATGCCGTTCAGAAGGGCCGAGAACGATGGGAAGAGTTCACCGACGCGCCATACCCAATAGATATTGAGGATTTCCAGGAATTGCGGCACGAACTTAGAAGGCCGGCCAGGATGGAACTCGACATGTCCGGGAAATATCCGGAGATTTTAAGGCTTATTTTCGAGGAAGATCCCATTCCTGCGGAGGAGTTTTTCGACAATGAACCGCCTGAAGACGACGAAGACGATTTGATCCCGTTCTAAGGCAAATATGAAAAAATTTTATACAGTAAAAGAACTATCCGAGGCATTGCATATGAGCTGGAGTTGGACCGATAAGGCGATTCGGGCCGGGCGGATACAAGTGGTATGGTTCGGCGGCGTGCGCCGGGTGCCGGAAGAGGAATACAAACGATTGGTCGAAAAGGGAGTGGAGTGAATATCTCAATCTTTCGGGGCGGGTATGCCGTAACGGAAACCACGGAGACAATCGACTCATGGGATGAATTCGTGGATCTCGTAACTACGCCGGAGATTGGGCCAAAAAACGGTGATTATTTTGTTAGGGGCCATTGCGACGGCGCCAGGGCGGATAGCTGTATGGTCAGCCTCGATTTGATTATTATAGACGGCGACCAGACGTTGACGGACGGAGGCTCATGTGTCCCGCCGCAACAGGTTCACGAGGTGCTGAAGGCCGAGAACATCACCCACGTAATTTATAAT